TGCACATGGCAAAGGCGATGGATGTTGAGTATGTTGTTCTGGATCATGTCAGCATTGTTGTTAGTGGTATGCAAGATGGCGACGAACGCCGCATGATTGATAACCTTATGACCAAGCTCCGTGCGTTGGTTGAGGAGTGTGGCATTGCGTTAATCCTGGTGAGCCACCTTAAGCGTCCCTCGGATGGACGAGGACATGAAGAAGGAACCAGCACCAGTCTTGCACACCTCCGAGGATCAGCAGCGATTGCCCAGCTAAGTGACATGGTGGTGGGCTTGGAGCGTAACCAACAAGACACTGAGCATAAGCACCTTACAGCGATCCGTGTGTTAAAGAACCGCTTCAGTGGTGAGACCGGACTGTGTGACAATCTTTCCTTTAACCCAAACACCGGACGCATGGCCGAGTGTAACTTTGAAGCTCTATAATAATTATGAAAACTAAAATACTATTCTTCGACATTGAAACCAATGCCATTGACCATTGGCCAACCCTCGGTGGATTAACAGACCTCCACTGCATCAGTGTGTTTAACGCTGAGACCAACTCAATGCGATCCTTCAACTCACAGAAGGGGGATCTTCAAGAGGGTGTTGATTATCTTAACTCAGCCTACAACATCTGTGGTCACAACAGCATTAACTTTGATGCTCCGGCCCTCCGCAAGCTGGGCTACGAGATAACGGCCAAGGTGGTGGACACCAAGGTCATGTCTGCTGTCATCTCTACTGACCTTTATGAAAAGGATGTTAAGACGATGGGAGAGGAGTTCCCAAAGAACCTTAGAGGTCGCCACAGTCTCAAGGCATGGGGTCTTCGTTTAGGCAACAAGAAGTCAGACCACGGTGAGTCCGAGGATTGGACACAATGGAGTCAAGAGATGGAGGACTACTGCGAGCAAGACGTTCGTGTGACAGCATCACTCTTCAAACACTTCATGGATCAGAAGCCCTCGTCCGAGATGTTACACCTGGAGCATGACTTCGCGGAGTTGATGACAGTCCAAGAAATGAACGGTTGGCCCTTTGATGTGGATGCAGCCAATGCTCTCACTGAGACGCTCATGGCTCGCCGTGCAGAGATGCGCGATGAACTCCAAGATATGTTCCCAGCTACCACCGAGGAGATGAAGACACCGAAGGGATGGAGTGTTGATGTTGATGGGAAAACCTACCACGCTGCCACCAAGGGAGGCTTGAAGCTTCTCCTAAAGGAAGCAGGATTGAAACAGGTGTTAGCCAACGATGCGGTCAAGACTGGCAACAAAACCAAGACCGTTCCATTCAACCCTAACAGTCGTGACCAGATAGCTGAACGCCTGATGAACATGGGGTGGAAGCCCAAAGCCTACGAAGGGAAGCGACCGAAGATTGACGAAGCAGTTCTGCGTGGCGTTGAGACCCCGGAAGCAGATATGTTATTGGAGTATTTGTTAATCACCAAACGATTGGGACAGGTAGCCGAGGGTCGTAACGCTTGGTTAAAGATGGTGAAGGATGGACGCATACACGGTGAAATTAATACAAATGGTGCGGTCAGTGGAAGATGCACTCACACCCGCCCTAATATTGCAGCCACGCCAGCAGTTCGTGCGACCTACGGAAAGGAATGTAGATCGTGCTTCACGGTTCCCGAAGGTAAGGTGTTGGTTGGTGCTGATGCCAGTGGCTTGGAGCTACGATGTCTTGCCCACTATCTTCACCCTTACGACAACGGAGCATACGGAAGGACAATCCTGGAAGGTGACATCCACACCGCTAACCAACAAGCTGCGGGGTTACCGTCACGCGACGAGGCTAAAAAAATGATCTACGCTTTCCTTTACGGAGCCGGAGATGAGTTGGTGGGTAATATTGTTGGTGGAGGAAGACGAGAAGGAAAACGAATCAAGGAAACCTTCAAACGTAATACCCCAGCGATTGCTCGCCTGTTGAAAAGCATCGAGCAAGCCCTTAAGGGGAAGACATGGTTGGGTGGTTTGGATGGTCGCAAGCTGCACTGTCGCTCTGCACACTCCGCATTGAATCTTTTGTTACAGTCGAGTGGAGCAGTTGTTATGAAGAAGGCTTTGGTTGTTTTCGCGCGTGACGCAAAGCTGCCTTACGAACTCCACGGTAACATCCACGACGAGGTTCAGTTCTCCTGTCTCCCGGAACACGCTGATGAACTCGGTGAGTTGTTCTGTGATTCACTCACCAAGGCTGGCGAGGAGTTGAAATTCAAATGCCGTCTTGACGGTGAATACAAGGTAGGATCTAATTGGGCTGAAACACACTAACAATTATGAGTAAAAAAATATACATAGACGGCGACATGCTTCTCTATCGGGCAGCGTTCTCAGCCGAAAAAGAAATCAAGTGGGATGATGACATCTTCACTGTTCACTCCGACTTCTCGGATCTCAAGGACTGTTTCATTATGGTCGTTGACTGCATAAACGAGATCCTTATGGTGGACGAGACGGAAGGCGACAAGGTAACAATGGTCTTCTCGGATCGCTACACCTTCCGTCACGAGATCAACCCTCTTTACAAATCCCACAGGCGCGAGAAGAGAACCCCACTGGGCCTCGGTGCTTTGAGGGACTGGGCATGTGACACATGGGATACCCAACACGAGCAACGCTTGGAGGCCGATGATGTCCTTGGGATTATTGGAAGCGGTGAACCAAGTTCGATTATTGTTAGTGGAGACAAAGACTTCGCGACCGTGCCGTGCATCTGGTATAACTTCCTTAAGGATGAACTCCGCACCATCACCTTGGAGGAAGCCGACAGACAGCACCTAGTCCAGACGCTTGCCGGCGATGCCACCGATGGATACTTTGGTGTTCCTCGGATCGGCTTGAAGACTGCTGAAAAGCTCCTTGATAAAGAGGGTGCGGAATGGCAGACTGTTGTTAATGCTTATGAGAAAGCCGGAATGGGGGAGGACGAAGCGTTGCTCAATGCACGCATGGCGTTTATCCTTCGGGACGGTTACTACGATAAAGACACAAAGGAGATAACACTATGGACACCGTAAAAGAAACCCGCCAACAGATACTTAAAGAGGATATCGCCGTTCTTGATCAAGCCATTCTAAGGCTGAAAGCGAAACGCGCAAAACTCCGAAAGCTACTCAAGGATGAAGAATAACACCATACACATTGAAGGAACCGCCGAGGAGCGCAAGATGATCCCCCTATACAGGGGGCTTCTTTGTTACTTCCCTGACGCGCTCGTTGAAGTCGCCAAGCAATCCGTTAAGGGTAACATCCAGCATCACCCAGATTCCTTGGATATATGGTGGGATAAAAGCAAATCCAAGGATGAGCTTGATGCCCTCCTGCGTCACATGCTTGAGGGGGACTGGGCGGCAATGGCATGGCGAGCTTTGGCTCATCTTCAAAGGCAACTCGATGAACAGACCCATAATAGGACTGTTAACAATGAGTGACTATATACCACCTATCTCTACAGACTTGATTAAGTTCTTGGACGAACGTGTTCCAAGTAAGGATTTCTCCCCTAGCGATTCGCTTCGGGAGATTGACTTTTATGGGGGTAAGCGTGATCTCGTTAACTTTCTAAAACGTCTTCATGACGACCAGCTAGCTAACCATCTAAAACCATTCCACCCAGAAGACTAAAACCATGTGCATGTCTATTAAAACGCCAAAGCAACAGGAGCCTCCTGCGAGTCCTCCACCGCCTACTGCTATAGCCGAGACGGTTAAACCAAAAGATAAACCCGCCAAAGCCCAGGGGAAACCCAAGGGTGTGGCTAGTCTTGTTAAACGCCGGCCTGTCGTTGGTGGGTTAGGAATCTCAAAACAAACCTCTAACTACTAAGTATTATGGCACTCGTATCAACAGACATCAATATCACCGCCTCGGATTTAGGATCGGGTGGGGACGGAGGTTTCACCGCATCCACAACACCAGCTATCACTCCGCACAACGGGAAAACTAACGCATTCCTTGTATCGGGTGAGTTTGCAGGGGGAACCGTAAAACTTCAACACAAGATCGGAGATAATTATGTGGACATCGGACCAGACACAACATTAACTGCGAATGGTGGTGGATTGTTTACCACTCCTGTTTCTGCTCTCCAGGTAGCCGTGACAGGTGCTGATGGTAGTCCATCTTTCGATGTCCAAGTGATCATCAAACCAATCATCCTTTAAGAGTAGAACGGTATGCGGAAGAATAGACGAACTGACGAAAAGCTCTCCCTTCGCTTAGGGACGCTCGTCCCAACACAAGGGTTTACCCAATCTTTGACGAGATCGTTGACTTCCGGGGTCACTAGCACATCAGGCTTCGACCCGCTTTCCCTCAACCCGATTATTGCATACGAAATGCATGAGTCGATGATGGCCCCGCTGGCTTCCGAGTCCCTTGACCTTGATCCGGCGAATCCGTCGAGCTTGGATATTATTACGGCAACGCGAGCGGGAACAGCAACGTATACTGATGCGAGTGGGAACATCCAAACAGCCTCACCAAATACAGTTCGTGTTGATCATGTGCAAGGCGAAGAGTTGACTCCGACGAAGTTTCAACGGGTTGGCTATACGGACTTCTCGAGTGGGTGGGGTGTGCATAACGGAGCAACTGTCAGTGGAACAGGAAGCTACAATGGTTCAGTAACAAAAGAGATTACAGCAGTCGGCTACAGCACTTATCACACTTCTATTGCGACCACCCCAAATAGTAGCTACACATTATCTTTTTACGCCCGACTAATTTCAGGAAGTAACTCATCAATATATATTTATCGTCAACACACTGAAACAGCCTTTACTAATATTTCTTTAACAAGCGAGTGGCAGCGTTTTGATGTTGCGGTAACTGCATCAGGTTCATCTGTAAATTTTGGTATTGCAAAAACATCGGGAGCAACCGACCCAGTGGTCTTTGAAATCTCCCAGCCCCAATTCGAAGAAGGCACAACTGCATCCGACTTCGTGGCTAACACAACAGGCAGCCCGAAATACTTTGCAGCAGCCACATACGGGCCGCGAGTGCCAATGATTCTGGTTGAGCCAGCAGCGACGAACGAGCTAACTTATAATTCAACCTTTGAGTCTGATTGGACTTTCCGTGACTCAGCAGTCGAGCAAAGCACGGTAGCGGCTCCAGACGGATCAAATGCTTACAGGGCTTATCGTTCAACTGCTGGGAATGCCGCAGTCACGCAACTTATTAACGTTCCTTGTTCTAATCATACTTACACTTATTCTGGATACTTTAAAAGCGATGGGACACACAACAAGGCGAGATTGTATATCTACGCCGAAGGAGGTGCTGGAGCCGCTACGACTAGCGGAATCTCATTAGAGGATGGCAGTATAAGTTACATATATCCACCAGATGCTGATTTTACAGCTTCTGATTTTAAAACTGAGGAGGTTGGAGACGGTTGGTGGAGAATCATAGCGACTTTCACAATCCAATCTGCGACAGCGACAGGACTAAATATTAGGTTTTATCCCGCTGAATCCTCCAGTAGTCCCGTGGGATGGGGGCAATACGTTTGGGGTCTTCAAGTCGAAAGAGGCACTGTAGCCACATCCTTTATCCCCACATCAGGAAGCGCGGTGACGCGAGCGGCTGATGACCTTGTCATTGATGGTAGTGACTTTACGGACTTCTTTAATACAAGTGAAGGAACATTCTACATTGAAATGGAGTTACATAAAGACTCTGACGGCACACAAAACTGGATTTTAGGCGGGGGGGATGCTACGACACGATTCCTCTATCAGCATAGTTACTCTAATGAACTTTTGTCATATGATGGTGCAAATCTTCTCTTTTTAAGCCCACACCCTACAAATCAGATCTTCAGAGCAGCTATGACCTATAACGCAACAACTCAATCCTCAGTTCTTGACGGTGGTAATATAGATACAGATACTCATAATGGTAACTATTCGACAGCTGACCAACTTAGATTAGGTGGTAGGTCGTCTACTGGTTATCATATCAACGGCCACATCAAGCGCGTCATCTACTGGCCTCATCACTCAGACAATCTCTAAACAATGGCACTCAATTTATCCACACTTACAGACTCCAGCACCAGTGCGGGGATTCTTACTGACTTGGCCAAG